TCTTCATCTTCCTCATCTTCATGAGCGCCTTCATTGGCTTTCGCCTTTTTCAGCTCGGATTCTTCAGAAGTAGTTTTACCACCCTCTGCAATCTCTTCTACGTCTTCAGAGACGGATTCCTCCACCTCTCCTTGTTCAAGAGAAAGCAAGTCGGACTCAACGATATCCTCGATAATATCTTCTTGGTTATCTGTATTTTCCATATTTGTTTTCTATGTTTGTTGGAGAGGGGCATGTTACCCAGTCTCATTATTAGTCATTAATTTCCCATACTACAATCACAACATCCATAATGTAAAAAATTCTTTATGATATTTTCTTCAAGAAATCTGTAAACAGCGTTTCCTGTAGAGAAGTTAGTTTGGCGGTCGTAAGCTTATCCATTTCAGCTTTAGCTTCTTCAGCCGCACGGGAAACAATTTCGTTCCCTTCAAAAAAGTATTCAACGCCTTCCATAATTCCATCTACAAAGGCGGAAGGTGCACTTGGATCTTGAACGATATCAACCGTTGCAAGAATAAAGTCTTCGTTAACAGTTGTTACGCCATTCTTTTGAGATACCGAACCCATGCCTCGTGAACTAACACCAAGTTGGCAACCACCTTCAAGAAGACCTTTTGTAATACTTCCCATTGGCGTGTCAAGAATAAGCGCTTTACCCATTACGTTTGTACCACTCCAATTAAGCTCTGTGATTCGATGTGATACCTTGTCGAGATTAATTGTAGGGCCTTCGGGGTGGTTAAGCTCACCAACTGCTCGACCAGTTTTCACATAGTCTTTGTCATATCGCTTAACAGCAGCTTGCAGTGTAGCCTTTGGATAAACCCTTTTGTTACGGTTTAACTTATCGGCCTGCATAAAGATGCCTTCGATAAATGTTTCCTTTTTACCGTTCTTTTCTTCGGTAATATATTGTAGATCTTCTAAATGTTCGGTAATAAGTTTCATAGTAGGTAGGTGGATTTATCTTTATGCGTCTTCTTCAAGTTCTTCTGTAGATTCAAACATATTGGTCTGAATTACACTTGGAAGAGCATCCCAACGAACGTCAATATATCTGGCGACTTCTTCTGGATTCGAGTATGGAAGCTTCCCGAGCCAGTCGGCTTTTTGGTCTTTATCGGCTTTATCCCACTGAAGCTTTGTGACCAGCTTGCCTTTACGTTTAGCCAGCTTTTGTAAGATTCGGCCGCCGTATTTCTTTTCGTAATCTGAAGCTTCAAAAATCTCTTTAGCGGCTTCTGCTAAGCTGTCATGTTTTTTATTAAAGTCTTCCATCTTTTAATTATTAGGCGTCTGCCATGCCTTGTCCGGCAATATCCATCCAAAGCCAGTATGCAAATGTGTTCTTTTTATGAGGGTTATTACCTTCAAGACCTCCGCCTTTTGGAAGATCGTATCCCATACCAGCGTCATAACCCGTTTGATAAGCGTAGTTGAAATCTTTGTGGTCGCGAGCAATCTTGTCAACCATCGCAAATTGCTTAAGGGAAGCGGGTTCACGCTTTGGTCAAAATCCTTTTCAGTTGCACGCATCATCTTGGCTTTATCAAGAAACTGTTTAATAGCCTTCTCGTCGGTAGGGACTTCAATCTTAGCTTCGGTGAGTGATTCCAATAGCTCTGGAAAAAGATCTTTGATATCTCGATCGTCCATTCCGTAATCATCAGATTGCAAGAATGCTATAATGTTTTTCTTTTCACCAGTTATATCAGCCGTGGACTTACCAGTTGGTTTAATTTTAATCTTAAACTGTCGCTGAGAAACGTTTGTAAAATAACGATCACCGATATAATCAGCATCAATTGTTGTTTTACCCCTACCTGCACGAAGCGCTTCGGTTAGAGCTACATTATCTACAGAAATGGTAACTTCAGCGGATTCTTCAATCGCTTCAACCTTAAGCTTACGAAGTTTAACTTCGCGCTCGGCAGCTGCCATATCCTGTTTAAAGTCGGACCAAGGATTGCCTTTAACAGTTCGGAATTTTTTAACCCAAGAAATTAAATTCTTATCAGGAACTTGACTAAAGTCGATTGCTTCGTCAAGTTCTTCACTCTTTGAAGTATTCCCTTCAAGAATTTCCTTAGCGGCATCTGCTAAGGTATCGTGTGAATTATCGAATGATTTCATTTATTTTAATTCTATTTTTCTACTTTAGCTTTAGCCTTTTCAATGGCTTTCTTAAATGCAATCTCTGGAGGAGTGATACCAGCATCTTCATAGCCTCTTGGAACTGGTTTACCTGCTTTCTTCGCGGCCTTTTGAGCTTTGCGGAGAGCCTTTTGAGCTCGTATCGTAGCTTTAGCCTTTAGCAGTTTTGCGCGATCAGCAATCTTTTTCTCACCCTTCTCTGCCTTTTTCGCAGCACGGTCAGCTCGACCTGAAACGGTAACACGAGATGCAATTCCTTTACCAATCTTTTTAAGCAGGCTATCATTTAGTGTATTAAACCTATCCTCAAGAATCTTTTCGAGCTCTTCATCGGACATCTCAGAAATAGTGATATCACCATCTTCAAGAATAGCGTCAATAGCCTCTTCATAAAGAGCATCTTCTGTATCGTCTTCCGTCTTAACGCTTTCCGTAACGTTATGAACTTTATCAGCGACTTCAATCGTCTTTGTATCAACCGCGTCTTTGACTTTATTTCGCATCAGGTCTTTAAAAGCAGAGTCAGCTTCTTCTTTATCACCCAAAGCGAGAGAGTCAATTATTTTTTTGACGTTGTTATCCATGTTGTTATTTATAATATTTTAGATTTTAAGGGTTGGTTATACGTGAATTAAATTCTTAAAATCCCAAGTCGTCTTCTTCCGGCTCAGGCTCATCCGCAATTTCAGCTTCCATTCTTTCAACGTCTTCCTCAGACATATTAAGGATGTTACTTCTTACCCACTTATCTGAGTAATATTTACCAATATGCGGTTGAATTTGATCGAGCATGTTAAGTCGCTCTCCAAGAATTTCAAAATCCTTGAGCTCAGAAAAGAAGTTATCTTCAATATAGTCTACCGAGATTGATTCGCGAATCTCAGGCCATTCAGCTTCTGTACAAATGTTTTTCAACAAACATTGCACCTTAAGCATGTCAATAAACAACACAGAGAACTTCTTTCTTAAACGGTTAATAAACTTTTGGAATTTAACCTCTTCTCGGCTAATCTCACTTGCACGCCCAACGCCATATTGCGATCCTTCAACATCAAGTCGGCCAACAGGAACGTTTAGCGAGCGGTAAAGTTTCTTTTGGAAGAAAACAACATCATCAATTTGACTGAGGTTTTCCCCGCCAGGAAGGGTTGTAATCTCTGTGCCGCGGCCTCCTTCTCTTCGTGGAAGCCAAAAGTCTTCCAGCATACTCATGGCTTTGCGGTCATCTTTAACTTCTCCGCTTGTTGCATCATAAACAAGTTTATTTCGATACCTGCTCATGATACCTTGAACGTATTGTTCGGCCTTTCCTTTTGGAAGGTTACCAATATCAATATAAAAGATTCGCCGCTCAGGTGCTCGAGAGATACGGTAGATAACCAACGCATCTTCCATGATACGAAGTTGGTTAACAAGTTTCACACTCTTATGAAGATACGAAACAGCAAATTTTCCATTATCATCAAGGTTCCCACTTGGAACATAAACGATACTTGTTGGATCAATCTTAATCGCGGTAGTGTGTGATCCTAAATCGTCGCTATATAGAAAGTATTCTCTTGCGACGTAATGTGTTTTAATCCCAGTGTCAGGATTGGTTTTAGTTTTAACCTCTTTGATCTTTTTAATCTTTAGAGGGTCAATCAACCTTACTTCTTGAATACCCTTTTTAATGTTATCAGGATCAATAAGAAGGTGATAATAAAGTTTGCCATCAATGTACCACCGGCGAAAAATATCGTGGCCATTAAAATTAAATGAAAGGAGTTTGCAGATGTTTTGAAACTCCTGTCGAATCGAATCCTTAACATTGTCTGGAATGTCAAGTGCGTCGGTATTAAGGTTAACGGGTGTACCTGCGTTATCCGCAACAATAGCTCCGTTAATAATATCGGAAATAGCATTATCGCATTCAGGCTGAATTGCCGCGGCTCGATATTTAAGAATGGCATCTCGCTCGTTCCCGACGCTTGCATCATCAAGATCTAGGGTTTGGCCATAATAACCACTTGTACTATTTCCTGAAATGACTTGACTGCCGTCGGTTTCAACCGGAGGCG